CCCGCCATCAAGGCTGTTGTAATCCGTCTGCTCTTTCTCTACTGTGTTACAATCAGTATTCAGTTTGTAATACAGACCATCTTCACCCTTGATGACGAGCTTATCCGCTATGACTGTACCACCCTTGATACTGTCTCCCAGGATAGTCACACCAACGAGTGTTCCTGTGACCTTCTGATCACCGACCACAACATCTTCAATCAATCCCGACTTGGCGAAAAACTGCTCCAGAGCTGCCTTACCTATATTTGCAAAATCTATCTGTGCATACTTGATAGCCGCATCTTTCGCATCCAGCTTATCTGCGTACAAACGCCTGTATACCTGCTGCACATAGTTCTCGGTTGGGCTTACATATGTCGCTTCACTGAGTTCTGTACTGCCATATGATCCGATAGCCGTTATAAGCCCGCCGTCATAACTGAAATCCAAGCTCATGACCGGCACCGGATATGCTTTGCCATCTCTGCTCAATACCTGTACTATATCTCCAAGCTCAAGTCTCATATCACCCGCAAAACTGCATGTCGTTGGATGATAGCTCATATCCTTCAGCTTTGCATACAGGCCGTCAAGAATCTCCTGTGTCATCAGGAAGTTGCTTGTTGCTATTCCTGTAAGCCCCTGTCCTGATTTTATTGTGCTGTTCTCATCAACAGCACATGAGATATACCCAACCTGAAACATGTTCTCTTGCACAACAACATCATCAAACGACCTGTTAAGCCCTACCGAATAATCCGTTGTCGTGTACCACCTGAAATCAAGCACTCCGTTCCTGTCAAATGTCGCAAACTTACCAGTAAGGCCGGCTATGAACCCAACTGCCTGTCTGTATGTGTAGCCATCAAAGTTTTTTGATATGTTGATTCCTGACGGAGCATTCTTCATTCTGATGCCTGTCAATGTCTCTATCTCTGCACATACCTCCGATATATCACAAGGATATAAGAGATTAGACAGATAATATCCTGACATCTTGTAAGCCATCCTGTCGTATGCCGTGAATGTGATCCTGCCATCATCAACAGTAGGTTTCTGGGCCATGAAGTATCCCATCTTGACATACTCTATACTGTCATCATCAAGCATGAGGCCTATCTCAAGCAGAAATTCCCTGCCGGTCAGACTTATATCCGGCTGTATCATTGTGATATCAAGCTGCGTGGAACTGGCGCACCCTATCTCTAAGGTGCTTGTTCCAGTTCCGGCTATACACTTCATATCAACACTGACAAAACCGGATTCTATGACAGTGTCATCACATGTTATACGTGCTCTGAAGGTTCTGCCATCGCCCATTATTCTATTGCCAAAGTTATCTGATACTTTCGTGTACATCCGATATCTCCTACTTCTCTATCAGGTCAACTCCAACCCCTGTATACCTGTACATTCCATCACGTATGTCATATACCGGGTATGTCGGAGTGCCTGCATACATCCTCTTTGTTACATATTGCTTTGTTCGTGGATCCTTGAATTTAACATCAAAAAAAGAATCATAGATTGCACTCTCTATAAGTGCTATCTGTGATTCTGTGAGGTAATTCCACTTAATCTTCAATGTCATCTTTCTGGCCACGATATCACCGAACATTTCTCCATCCGAGACTCGCCCAGTGTTCTTGCTCCAGATCTTCTCTGGCGCATAAGTGAGACCACCATTGATCGCTGGATCTGGCATGTCCACTCCATTTATAACAAGCTCTGCTGCCACAGTCTCACTCCTTTCCTATACCAATATTGGATTCTTGCCTGTCTGGATGGTCCTGTCGTTGATGTCCTTTATAACAACATCTGTAACCTGTTTGCCGCCGACATATACATTTATCACAGGTGTGTTTCCACCTGACTTGCCGCCACCGCTGTTCGCCGCTGTGACCGCCCTGTATACACCAGCTTCAATACCTTCGACTATCTGAGCATTATTCGCAACCGCTGTCTTACCATTGCTGAACTTACCAACAAGCTCTCCGTGGTTCGCCATGAACAAGCCGTCCTCCGGGAAACCGCCAGTCGCAAATGTGGATATATGTCCAACATTAAAACCAATTGTAGTTCCATCGAATAATGTCTTATATTTTCCGTGAATAATATCATAATAACGGATAGGATTAATCTTCCAACTCAGCTTGTTAAGATTGTCGATAATGTAAGTATTTATCCATCCAATAACCGTATTTATGGCTGATCTGAAACCGTTTTTTAGTGCTTGCGCAGAAGTAGCTGCTACGATTGTGAACCTTACAGTCTTATTCTTCCACTGTGCCGATCTATTGTTCCACCACGTTTTTATGCTCTGAATCGTTGTCACGGAATTAACGCTAAACTTTGATATCTTATTTTTCCACTGTGCCGATCTATTGTTCCACCACGTTTTTATGTTCTGAATCGTTGTCACGGAATTAACGCTAAACTTTGATATCTTATCCTTCCACTGATCCGCCCTGTCCTTCCACCATTGTCTTATAGCCGCTGGTGTAGTTGCTACAGTGGCAGTCAATATAGCGGTTTTATCTTTCCAGTCCTGCAGCTTATCTGTTGCCCAGTCTTTTATCTTACCAACAGTTTCCTCATCAAGCGCCGCTGACAACTTTGCAGCTATAGGCAGTGACTTGTTTTCTGAGTCTCCCCACAGGCTCTTTATCGATTCCCAAATATCTGACAAAGTATTCTTCAACTTGAGACCAACCTCAAGTGCTGTATCCTTGAGTTTAGCCCATACATCTTTGATACCTTCCCATATCTTCTGTGCCTGATCTGACCAGTCTGTGCTCTTGATCTGATTGATAATAGCATCCCAGATAGCAAGTACCAATTTGTAAAATGCGCCTGCAACACTGATGACAGCCTTGATAGCACCTGTAATGATTCCTATCCAGTCTACCGATGTTATTGCATCGACAAGATCTGTACCAATAGAATCCCAGTCCACTTCATCGAAGAATGTCGATATACTGTTCAGTACACCCTTTACACCCTCACCGAAGGTCTTACCACCCTCCTTAAAGTCTATCGCTCCAAAGAAGTTATTAACTGTCTTGCTTGCACTCTCCCCGGCTTTCTTCCAATCAAACGTCTTGGCAAAGCCAAAGCCTGTATCTATGACATTCTGAACCGCTGTACCAAGCGTATCTCCAGCCAGCGACCAATCTGTAGTGGACAGCGTGCTGTTTAGTGTTTCCGCAAGGGACTCTCCCCACTTCTTAAAATCAAACTTCTTCTGGAATGTATTGATTGCTCCCAGAATTGTGTTGATTCCATTACCAAGTGTGGATCCTACAAGATTCCAGTCTGTCTCCTCAACTGCTCCATTTAAAAAGTCGGCTATCTTCTCGGCTATGCTCTTGCACTTCTTCTGGACACTGCTCCAATCAATAGATCCTAAAGCACTGTTTATCTTGTCTCCAAGGGCCTTTCCAACAGCTTCCCAGTTGCCACTCTTGATAGAATCTGCAAGGCTGCTTGATATATCAACCTTTGTGGTTTTCCAGTTGCCTGTATTCAGTCCGTTTCCGGAGCTGCCGCTTCCGGAGCTTCCACTGTTATCATCCAGCTTGGTGATCTCGTCAAACCCCAGCAGCACATTCTGCAGTTCTTTAGCACTTGCAGCCGACTGGTCAAGGCTTGCCGAATAATCTTTCTGAGTATATACAGCCTTTTCAAATGTTGTTTGACCTGTAAGGTATGCAAAGAACTCAGCCAGCTTGTTAAATGCATCAGCCACAGTGTTCACTATACTTGTAAGTATTGGTGTTATATAGCTGAGTAGAGGCTGAAATGCTGATAATATGCTGCTCTTTAAGTAGGTAAATGAGGATGCCAGCAGTGACAGATCATTGTTCACGACAGCCGACTGCTTTGCAAAGCTCTGCAAGGTCTCACCCATGCCACTCATAAGCTGCATAAACAGCATTGAGAGCACCATCGACTTCACCATTCTGGATGTTTGTGCAAACTTTGAACTTAATCCTGACAGCTTATCTTTAAGCGATGATAATCCTCTTCCTATCAGTGTTGTATTCTCATACAGTGATAACAGTCTGCGCCCGGCATTGCCCGCCGCAGTTCCAAAGTTTCTTATGTGGGACACACCATTTTGGAACCTATGAATCAGTGATGCAGTAGCATTACCGACATTCTTGACAGTAGATGCAAGTCTGCCAAAAAAGCCAGTAGATGTATTCTGAGATGTATTCTGCAAAGCGGCACTGAGCTGTGATATGCGTTCCTGTGCCTGCTGTATAGAATCCCTTGTCTGCTGCATATTTGCCTGAAGCATTTCCTGCTTACCGCTTAAACTTGCTGACTGTGTCGATGCCGTACTATATGCGTTCTGAAGTGATCTCAGTTTATTCTCCTGCTGAGTAATAATAGAGTTCATTCTCTGAAGCCCCTGTGTGCTTCCAAAGTTTCTGCTTTCGGCACTGACTCCTTCCATGGCTGTTTCCAACTTCTCAAGTCTTCCCCATGCCTGTTCACTTGATGTATCCAGTTCATTCATCTTTTTAGTCATGTCTTCCATGGACATGAACGAATTACCAACATCTATGATGTCATAAGGAGACTGCTTGAGTCTCTCCATGGCATTGAATAACTCGTTGGCTGATATTTTATTTTCATCAAGTGTAGTCTTGAGTCTGACCATCTCTGCATTTATGCTGTCGTCAATATTCAGCTCAGACATTATTGAGGACATCGCCTCATAATCTCTTTTTAAACCATCAAGTCTTGTTTGCTGTGCCTGTATATCATTACTGGTTTTCTGAACCTTCTGATTCTGTATATCGTACTTCTGATTCACTGCGTCCAGCTTTATCCTGTACCCATTGAGGGTATTCTGCAACTTCTGGAGCTTGGCCTGTTCCGCATCAAGAGCTTTCTGTGCCTTTTCCTGTGTTGCATCACCGGGATTTCTCGAAACCTTATACGATCTCGTCTCACCGCCATTGTTTGTATTCCCACCCCAATTAGCTGTTGGCCTTGAGTTGAATACATCCTGCATAGTTTCTTTGACTTTTTTCCATCCGGTCGTTATTTTGGCCGTTTCAGCAGTGCTCTGCTTTGATACAGTCTGCATCTTGGAATTTATCTCACCAACCGCCTTGCCTGTTCCGCTAACAGTCTTCGTAACCTCTGACATCTGCTTGTTATATGCAGCACTCTGCTCTGTGAGCGTCCTGAGGTCTTTTGACATATCCTTGATAGGCTGCGTTATCTCATCCAAGGCACTTGCTATGTCCATGGTCTGTGCTTCAGTTCCCTTGAGAGTTTCGGTAATATCTGAAAGAGCTTTCTTCAGCTCATTGGTGTCAGCAGTAAACTTGACGGATATCTCCTCTATTGTCATATTCTGTCCCACCTCCTTCCTTTTCGTATTTCTTCATGATTTATTTTTTGCTCTTATCCACATGCCTGTACATTATTGCCTTGTACTTCTCAAGCTCTGCCTGTCTCTTTTCTTCCTCGTTCCAGTATGGGAATATATCTGATACATTTATATCTCCATCATTCTTCCATACCCACATGGATATAAGCTCAGCCTGCCTGAATGCTATGTTGGCTTCTTGCTGGTGCTTCCTGCGTTCCCGCTCGTTGTAAACCTTTATCATTTCAACAAGCTCACCCCAGGTATAATCCAATGCCTCAAAGAAGCCCACACCGGCTATCCTTGCTTCAAAGAGAAGCCTATCTATATCATAAGGGAGTGCTGTCTGACTTATCTTCGGAATCGCCCGCCGTTGGGGTCTGTCCATTATCCTTCTGCAGCTTCTCTACCCTTTCCTCAAGGCTGTCAAACATAGTCTTATATGTTGTATTGATGCTGTTCACAACACTGTTTGCCTGGTCCTTCTTGATGATTCCAGAATTGACTGCAATGTCGGTAAGGACCTTTGCAAAGTCCTCAGCTCCGCTTCTGCCGTTCTCAACAAGCAGATCGTAAAACTCCTCTCCATCTGTGATCTCGTTGTCATTGTCCTTGTAACCCAGAGCTATGCCAAGAATATCAACCGCTCTGTCTATATCATCTACTGCACCCATAAGAGTTGCCAGCATGTTCTCTTCGTACTTCTCCTTGAGAATCTTCTGACCACCTGCTGTAAGTCTCAAGTGAAACTTCTTCTCTGCTCCATCTACCTTGAGTTTGATTTCCAATGTCTGCATATCTGCTTTACCTCCTAAAAAGGCAGGGAGACCATGCCCCCTGCCTGTGATGTATTATTTCATATTGTTGTATTACAAAAATGGATTACGCTTCTACCGGATCAGTAACCTCCCACTCACCCTGAAGGTTTACAACTGCCTTTGCCTTAATGAGGTTGTTGACCTCGGCACCGGTAACTGTCGTTGTAACATATCCCTTATTCTTGAATACTGTCTTGTCAGGGAATGTGACCTCAACATCAACTATAGCCCCAGCATCCTCAAGGCCCTTGAGTATACGATAGTCTGAGGTTGTTGCTCCATTGTCATAGAGATACTCTACCTCCCAGCTATCGTTCTCCTGCACACCTGGAACACTTTTCTTTGACTTATCCTTGAAGCATGTAGCATCAAGTGATGAAGGTGTTCCTCCAATGTCTCCTATCTTTGTTGCATAATTAAGGGCTGTCTTGCCTATCTTGATATCAATACCTATTGAGGCAAGTCCCTGCTTTGGTGTATCTGCCATTGTTTTATACCATCCTTTCTGCTTATGAAATAAGCCTGTTTGTTCTTGTATCTACTTTGCTGCTATATCTGAGAGTCTTTCTGTAATATTCACTGGCATCATAGCTATCTCCATCCGGGCTTTCATAATCCCTGTTGAATCCAAGATCTGTCATCTTATCATCAACCTTAAGCATGATGTCTATACACTCGTCTCGTGTAGTAGCCCACACATCTATCTGAAAGCCAAGATTATCAACAACACTGTGCATCCCTGTGCCAGTATTGACTATCTGTATAAATGTGATCAATGGAACATCTCCAATGGACTTGGGGTAGCTCATTTTCACCTTAAGTCCATCGTGATCTATACTCTCAAGCAACTCTCGGATCTGTCCTCTTGCATCTATCATCTGGTGATCTTACTCTCCATTCTTACTGCCGATTTCAGTCTTTCTACTATGTGCTCCTCATTGTTCTTCATTGCCGGGTAAAGGTATGGCTGTGGTTCCTGTCCTCTGGTAAGATATCCTATAACCTCACCATCCTTCTTTATAGGTATGAAGTGATACTTCTCAGCCTGAGCCTTATCTATCTTGTCAACAGGTATCATCCATGGTGTCTGCCTGTATCTGAGGTCTATACCCTCAACCTTAAGGCCTGCCGCCTGTCCAACAGGTCCGGTCCCAAACTCCACATATGCTGCATAACTCGCATTGTTGTATACCTCACCAGCAATCTTATCTTCTGTCTCAGTTACCCTTGTCTGTATCTTCTCTCTGAGATATCCACCATCAACAGGGGCAAGTGATCTAGCTTCTCCTGCTATGCGGTCGGCTTCCTGCTCCACAATCTGTTTCACATTGCCATCTATCCCATTTACAAGTTTGTCCAGGGCACTTATAAGCGTATCCAGTCCCTTGATTTCCAAAGGCATATCTACTTCACCCTTTCTATGATGACAAGGCGATAAGATGGATAAGGCTTGATGGATTCCACATTATACATGTTATCTCCCACCTTCACCCTATCCTTTTCTTTCAGACTGATATCATCATCAAACACACATCCCTGAAGCATCTCGTTGACACGCTCACCATACTCAGCTACCTCAACCTCGGAAGATATAGGGCTCCAAAGGATTCCTTCAAGGATTCCAGATGGCTCCGTCTCATATACATATGTTTCATCGCCATACCTGCCCTCACGTATGGAATAACGATATATCCCGCTATTCTGTCTCTTCTGTGCTATCTTTCTTCTTATGCTTGACATATACCCTCCTGTATCTCTTGAGGCTGTCCAGGACCTTATCAACCTGTGTATCAAAGCTCTCTCCTGTGAGATATGTTGTATTCTCGGACACAACACCCTCTGAATAACTCTCAGACTTTATATGCTTGTCAGCCTGGTCTCTCTCATAGAGTATAGCTGCGATCTCGACCGCCTTTGAGGCAAAGGCTTCATCGAACTGCTTCACATTCAGAAACAGAACTATCTCATCCTTCGCCTCTTCCAGATAATCGGTAAGGATCTCATCGCTTATATCCTTATCAGAGCCTATCTTCCTCTTAAGCCTTGCCAGTGAATCCATCATGTATCACCTCTCAGTCGGTCGCCTTTGTGGCTGTCTTTGTGGCTGTCTTTGTGGTTACCTTTGTTTTCTTCTGAGGCTTTACCTCTTCCTCCACCGACTCTTCTTCTTCTGCTTTCGCATCCTCCACCGGCTCTTCCTCTGCCGACGCCGCAATGACAGGTTCATCCTCTATAACAAAGGTCTTTATGTCCTTGCGGCAATGCTCTACAACACGCTCATTCCGGCAAGTGAAGCTGTGTCCTGTGATAATATTCTTTATAATAGCCATATCTGCCCTCCTACTTCCTGTTCACTGTGAGAGTTGCAAGTGCATTCTTCTGGAGTACCTTGACACCACAGAGGTGAAGTCCCTTGACAGCATCTGAGAAGTTGCTCTCTGGTCTGTAGCCCTCTGTCTCAGTGATCTGCTCAGCGAATGAAGCACCGGCATTTGTACCGGCAAGTATCTTGTACTTTGCACCATCTGTGTTTGGTACATTGTTTGATACATAGATCTGGAAGCCTGCAGCAGCTCCGATGTGTCCGCCCTGAAGGATTGCCATGTTTACATCTGTACCATTGCCAACGAATCTTGAATCCTTCTGGAGAAGTCCATGATAGAATGGTGGCACAACTACCCAACGGCCTAAAAGTGGAACATTCTTCTCTGTGAGTTCTGTTCCAAGATCTACAAGCAAGTCATATGCATCATCCTTAGTCGGAACAAATGGCGACTCATCACTTCCGATTGCTCCAGCGGCACCGGCTACCATGATTCCTGCAAGCAGTGAATCAACCGTATCATTCAGACCATATGCGGCTCTTGCCATAGCCTCGTTCATCAGCTTAGGGTTGGTCTGCGCATTGTCCACATCCTTGATGGCAAAATTGAAGTAATTAGCCTGATCAATAGTAAGTGTGTCCTGCTCACCTGTAAGATCATCTGGAGCATCGATAGCCGCTCCTGTATACTTCTTGATCGTGATATCTCCGATCTGGTTGATCTTTACAGTATCACCAAACTGCTTGATCTCACCCTCATAATCTCTGTTGACAAGTCCTGCATATACATGGATCTTGTCAAGATGTGCAAGAAGTCTTGCACTCCATATCTGTGGAATAAAATTCTTAACTGACATATTTCATCGTCCTTTCTTACTTGTTCTGCTTGAGCACATTCTGCACCTCATCCCAGTGTGCATTGATCTCCTCGGCACTCATAGACTTAATGCTATCCATGGTTATTGTCGTGCCCTGGGTCTTATCCCTTGGTGCTGTGCCTCTCATTTTGTCGCTTACAGAATCCGCAACGGCTGTTCTGAAAGATGCTTCAAACTTATCAATCTTATCCGCTGTCTCTTCTGCTGTGTCGCCTGTCAGAACATCAGCAAATGAAGCATCAAGCCCTCTCTTGATCAGCTCCTTGCCTGTCGCAAGTACAAGCTGCTGTCTCTCAAATGCTTTCTTCTCAGCGTCAAAGGCGGCCTTATCCTTATCAAACTGATATTTTGCTCTCTGCTCCGCTGTCATCTTCTCCAGCTTCTTAGCCTCGTCAAGGTTTTCAATAGCTTCCTTGTCCCACTTCTCCTTGGCTGTAGCAAGTGCCTGTGTGACTCTTGCGTCCGAAGCTGACTGAACAGCCTTTTTGAACTCTGGTCTTGCCAGAATCTCCTCGACTGTCATAGTCTTAAGCACATCTTCAAGTGATGCTGTGCTTGTTGCCTGGTTCTGCTGTGCTCCCTGTGTCTGTGTACCAGGCTGTGTTGTTGCCTCACCAATCTGTGCCTGTGTCTGTGTTGTCTGCTGTGTTTCATCCATAGCTTATACATTCCTTTCTTGTGCCTGTCAGTTCATGCCTGCCAGTAGTCTATTGATATGTCCCCAGCAAGTTCATGCCTTGCTGTTGAGGTTTTAATGTCTTTTCCTTGACAATAAAAAAGACCATGTTTTTACCATGATCTAAATTAGCTACTATTCTGTTCTTATTCCTCTGTATAACACGTATTTGTCAACTTATGGTATACATCCTCATACAGTTCCTGTTTATTGCCATTGTAGGTATACTCAGCATATATCCCATCACCACTGATATTTGTTGACGCAAGGCATTTATAATTCTGTAATGTCTTGCATGACCAGACAATATATATGTCGCCCTCATCTATCTGTATATCTGGGTGATTCTTACGATACCATTCAGTCAACTTCTTGCGACATACATTCTCAAAGTGTTTCATTCCTGTTACTATCATTACTTATCCTCCTATTTTATGCATTAAAAAAGCACCATACATCTCTGTACAGTGCTTGTAATCACATCTAGCATTCTTTTCTACTCTTCTCCTATATGCCTTTTTCCGGGCTTATATAGTTCTTCTATAACTCCATTGGCTATATCTCCGCCTACGTATCCTGGACCATACAGTTTGTCCAAATGTGCTCTAACCTCCGAATCTCTAGGCAATGACCTAAATTTTTCTCTCTGCTTATCATATTCCTCATATGATGTAATACTTAAAAACTCTTCTTTTAAAGTCATCTTAATGCCTCCTCTATCAATTTGATCTCGTACTCATTGAGCATTGTTTTGTCCTTTTGATACACTCTGAAAAGCTCTGAAATAGCCTCCCACATAAATTCTGTATTTAAATTACCATCTGGGGTGATAGCCTCAGTTACGCTATCAATATATAATCTACCTTGATATTCGCTTATAAACTTATCACCATGCAATATATAAATATTGAATTTTTCACCTGAATCATTTTCATATATTTCCGAAGTAATATCTGCATCGCTTAATCCCTCAGTTAAGTATTTCTTATACTTTTCCACAATTTTAGGATCCATCATGCGTTCTTCTATCAGGTGTCCAAATTCATGATCTATATCCTCTTTCTCAGCGCCTTTGGCAATGTTGATAATGCCTTTTTTTACATCACAACTACTGCCATTCTGCCCCATATTAAAGGTTACATCAGCCATTGCTTTCTGCACTTTATCTGGCAACTGTGAGTATGCGTCAACAACAGCTTTTTCATCTCGAATAATGTTTACATCCGACTTTGACGCTTTAAACATTATATCTCTTATATTATCACCATTTTTTGTATTATCAACATCTTTCTTCTCCAACACATACTTCCTGTACCACTGTGCATAACTCATATCAAATGGTACATGAATGTTCTTGTTGGTCTCCGGATCCCTTGCAATTCTCTCTTTTGGAAAAATCCCATCCTCAGGATATGCCATGGTTGTTGATCTGCAGTTGGGGTGCATAGGAGGGAAGTTTACACCTACCTTGGCCTTTGAAACAAAGAATACTTCCTTGTCCAGACTACGGCATATAGATGATGTTCTCATATCAAGTGTAGCAAGATAAATATACCTGAGTGTTCCTGCCGCCTTATATGACATCAAGGTGCCCTGATTACAACAGTGATTCACCTCTGTGCGGATAATACGATTTATCTTATATCTTTCGCTTACTACCCTTGCCTCAAGTGCCAGCTCCATATCTCTGATACTCTGTCCTGTCATAAGGCCCTGTGTTATAACCTCTTCAAGGCTCTCTGCCAGCTTCTTTGTATTCTTCCATACCCGCTTTGAATAATTGGAGCCCGCCCAATTGGTTGCTATTGCCGCTTGTACATCCCTGTCAGTCAGCTTCGTGAAGTCAAAGCCTGTCTCTGTTCTTCTCTGCTGGTCGTATATGCTCCTGTAGTAGCTCTGCTCATATGTATCTATAAGCCTGTCTGTGAGCCTGTAATGAGCTGCAGAGCCAACTTTATAGGCTTGCGCATGTATCAAATCCTTTAATGCCTCAAGACGTGATATTCTCGCCGCATAAGCCGGAGCATTGAGCCTTGCAAGTATAGCCTGCCTGGCTATCTCCTCCTGACACTGTGCAAGTGTGATCATAAGATTGCGGCGCATAGTCTCCGTCTGTTTTTCATTAAGAAGCCTCAAGGCGGCATCCTGGCTTATTCCTGAATCACGTGCATACTTACCAAATATCTCCTCTATCTGCTTCTCTACGATATCCACAGCGCCATCAAAGAGCTTGTTTACATGCATAATATCAACATCGGCTCTGTCCTGGGAGAGCTTCTCAAGATCTACAGCTCTCTTCTCCCAATAGTTGTTGTCGCTCATAGATCACCTACTCTTTCTCAGGATCCTTTTCTTTGTCATCCTTTATAGGTGTCTCCATATCTTGTGCATGCTGTTTAACAAATGTATCTAAATACTGCTGCTGTTCTTCGGCTTTCTGCTTCTTCACATTCTCTATGACCTCATCAACATCTTTGATAAACCAGAGCTGTGAAAGAAGTGTCTTATCATCCACTATACCCCTGAGCTGAGTTACCATATTGATGATTGTTGGCTTATCTATTGGCATTGCAACTGTGAATACAACATCAAGCTCTTTCTTGTCTATGAGAGACATTTCACCCTTGACATTAAGCCAGTGGTTGTACATCTCGAATCTCTTCTTGAGCCCTTTCTCAAGGCTCCTCATCTTGTTCTTCACAAGCATATTCATAACCATCAACTTGAGCATGAGGGCCTGTCCTGAGCTGTTTCCTGCAAAATTCTCATCTGTCATATCAACTGTAAGGGTCATCTTGTGGATTTCTCGGATAATATCATTACAGAGCACTGAAACACTGTTTTCATCAAATGCTTTCTGTATGTACTCTATCTTTCCATCCAGTGGCAAGCCATCAATGAAGCGGTTCTTCTTCAGTTCTTTCTCGTCATCGTCATCTAATGTCATACCGAACATGGCAAGGATTGAATTGACGAACTTCTTCTTGTCTGTCACTCGGTCGCTGAAAAGCTCGTTGAGTGCATCCTGCATAGGAATGATCTGTTCAAAGTCACCCTGTCTCTCATCGTTGTTCTGGTACTCCACCACAGGAACCTCACCAAAGTAATGCTCCTGTTCGCTGCCCTCAACAAGGTAAAATTCAAAGTTATCAAGGTCACGACTCCTGTATTCTTTGGTGTTGTGATCATTGCATACAGTGATTGAATAATACTTTGATTCATTCAGATCTTCCTGTATCTCATAAATAATCGCAAATAACTTATTGTGCTCCACTGTATTGTCTCTGACCATGATACAGTTCATAGGGTTCACTACTGTACTTCGTGGCTCTGGATTTTCATCGCTGTTGGCATAAAGCTGTTCATAGGCTTCACCATATATGCCTATAGCCTTACCTATCTTGGAATCTATCTCTGATATAGTCTCATTGTCGTATACGTCCTGTATGCGGCTTATATCAAGTTTCTGGGACAAGTCAGGATCATACAGCTTCACGCTTCCATTCTTGATAGATGCTTTCACACCACCTTCAAGCTCCTTGCGCTGTTTATCCGCTTTATCCGCTTTGTCGCTGTTGTACTTGACCGGTTCACCGAGATAATAGCCAAGGCCGACATCAACCACATATTTAGCATAGTTGACATTGAACCTTACAACATCATCATCGTCATCCACTTTGTGTGCAAGAATATCATGTCTACCCTCGTAGTAATCCTTACACTTAGCCCATCTGGCAAGCTGCCCTTTATGCTTCTGTATGAGGTATTTGAAAACCCTTGAATCTATGTTGTCTAAGTCCGGCACCATTGCCGGATCTATGTATATTGCCATCGTGCATATATCCTTTCTGCCATGTGTTTATAATCCCTTCGGTCTCTTCCTTGACTTAACACGGCTGTTTCTTCGTATATCCTCTATTGAGTACCTGAGAGCCGCCATGGCATCGTCAAAGAACGGCACAGGCTCATCGGTGTACTCGTTTGTCTTCTGGTCAAGCTGCCATTTCCACTGTCTGATCTCGTCATATGTGTTTGTGCAGCTATAATGTATATGTATCTTTGGTATCTGCTTCAGATAATCTATCTGTGCATGTACGCTTCCCGGCTCCTTTAGGACTCCTCTGGCTCTCTTATATCCGGCTTTCTGCCACATCTTGATTCTGTCCGGCTCTGCTGAATCACAGTACATATTTAGCTTTTTATCAAACTGCTTTTCAGCTGCCATCTGTATGATCTCGTTCGTGTCTTTCTCGTACACATAGAGTTCTTTGCAGATGTACAATTCACCATCCTTGAAAGCCACCTCAAGCAAAGCATTTGCATGGTTAAATCCAAAATCCTGTGCATTCACTACATAATCGAAGTTGCTGTGATCTGTGTTAAAATCCTCAACAACATAGTTTGTAAGGATAAGGCCACCAACTTCGCCCCACTCCCCAAGTCCATAGACCCTATATCCCTCAGGATCCACCTTCTTACGTCTCTCCATTCTTGCCCTGTATGCCGCATCAATAAATCTGTTGTTGACATAGTTGCTTGAATGTGTCAGTACATTCTCGTCCTCAATATCAAAGAAGTTTTTCTTTATCCAGTGGGTAGCTGATACAGGGTTAAATGTCATCTTGATCTGGTAGAACTGCCCTGGTGGCAGCTTACCTCTGAGACGGTCGTCTATAATCTCAAAATCACTCTGCATAAGCTCCGTAGCCTCTTCTATCCATACATCCGTGAGCTTTCCACGCTTAAATGTGATAGATTTCAGCTTTTCACGCTGCTTATCATCATTTACCCCTCTGAATATGATCTGGTTACAATTTGCCTTGCATTCGATCATGAGCGGGTTCTGCTTGATGGTCCAGTATTTCTCATATTTATCACCGAACATACGAAAAATAGCACCCTGCAATTCTGCAAAAGTGCTATCTCTGTTTGTTATATCTGATTTTCTTACACATAATAAATTCCTGCCTGGATCCTGAAGGAGCCTGAGTATATAGTTTGTGGCTGTGTCAACACTTTTCCCGGATCCAGCCGAGCCTTTCATAACTATATATCTTCTCTTGCTCCTGTTCACTTCCTTAAATGCAGGATTAAGCTCAACTTTAATGTTCATCGTCTGCCATATCCTCCACTTCTGAATTATCCAGAGGTGTTTCATCACCATACGACACATTTATATTCAGTGTCATATCTTCGCCCTCGGTATTCAGATTGATAATATCCTCAGGCCTCTGCCCCACTGTATCCCTGATGAACTCAGCACTGGCAATTGAACCCTTGAGAGCCCTCTGAACCTGTGCTATGAGTACAGCGTCCTGGACTGTTATGTTCTTGCCCTTTATATCTGCTATGTTCTTTATCTTGTCGATATTGACCACAGTACCCTTATGCAGGCTCATGGACAGGATTGTCTCAAGTGTATCTTTCATCTGCTTCTTGGCGGCTCTGGTCTTACCTGATTTGACGCCGCCCTTCTTGCCTGCTTCCTGAAGCTCTTCTTTTGTCATGTCCTTAAAGCTCTTTCCCATCCGTTTCACCTGCCTTTCATATAATCTAAAAAAGTACAAAAAATGGAGCCTTGCTGTTATAGCAAAAGCTCCAAATATAGTAATAGTCAACCGGAATTGAACCGATGCCTCGTCAGTGGCTACTGCCATACATCAACACGTTCTGCCAGCCTAAACTATCTTCTATTACTATTATTATCATACCATGCTCTATTTACCATTTCAACCAACGCTTTTTCCTTGCTGGTCAATCGTGCTGCCCCCTTATCTGAATCATTCTCACTATGAAAATAACCATGATGTGTATGTGGCTTTAATCCCTTATGTGGATGATCTAAATGTATTGTTTTGGTGCGTTTTCCATCACTGTCAAAATAGGTGATATCTGTGGGGCCATCTTTTCCAACAATCGCATACACTCTTCCTTTTGTCATTGTCTCCATTAGTGGTTCTGATTGCCTATTGGTCTTTTTTATAAACTTCACATTTCCAACTGTGAGTAATGATTTGTATTGAGAACCATACTTTTTACCTTTACCACTTATTCCGCTACTCGCACCACGTCCGCCCATTATTTTACCTTTCTTATCTATTTACACCTTATTCTTCGCTGGCTTATATGAATATTCATATCCATACTTCTTTGCGTTTCTGCTGAGCCACTTACTGAGATCCGCATCATAGTTGTCACTACTTACCTTGACGCTATGAATGGCTTTGTTGAACTCCGTAGCCTTAAAATGTGGTTTCTTTTTAATCGTATACGTTCCCGCTCTTCTTTTGCTGTATAGCTTAGGATCTATACCTCTAGGTGGCAATGCGTTTCTGCTACTTGCTGTTACCGCCTTTTGTCCACTACCTGCCCATGTCTCAAGGTCTGCCCCACTAAAATTACCCCATCCATTCGCTGGATGATTGTGTATAAAGTGCTTACCTTCGCTTTCAAATGCATCATAACTCACACTACCTCTGGAACCCTTATAATAATGTGTCACATATCCATTATCATCCACTTGGACTCCCCATTCTCGGCCACTCTTGGTATGCTTATCATTAAAATTCTTGATAACCCTGTCTATACTTCCTGTATTCTTTGAACCATTCATCCAAGCAGGAAACAACTTCTCAGATGGTTTGCCTCTTCCGTTCGAAAATGATAGCCCTCTATCTCCTTGCTTTGTCCTGAATGCGTTTGCTCCTCTGCCACCCAATTGCTTTACCTCCACGAAAAAAGGACACTTCACAATGAAGTGTCCTAACATACTATAACTGTGTAATATCTATTCTTCCTCTATCGGGAACCACAAACTGCTGTCATCAATCACGCACAAACATAAAGGATTATTAAATGCATCCTCCTCAGATTCCCAAAATTCTTTAAGTCTCTTATCTCCAAGCATTCCATTCTCATAGAGGTCATCTATATTCTTGAATGTTATTTCCTCATCCGTATCATAATTAACGATTGATGCCGGACTATAATATATAAAATAATCTCCAATCCTGAATGCCTGAGCTTTCTTCATATGGTGTAAAAATGTGTCCTTAAGCATATCTCCCACCTAACCTCTCTTAAATGCTTTATTGTCATAATATTTCACCTGAATACTGTCAGGGAATTTATAACCTATATCACCGCCATATACAAGCACTCTCTTTGGCCTGATACGCTTGAGTGCTTCTGTCATTCCATTATACCACATCTGCTTATTTTCGTCATCCAGCTTGACTCCAATAGTTGACACTGAAACAGTTCCACCCTGCTGTATACCGTCAAAACAGAATGTATATGTTTCTTTCTCAGCCCATGAAAGAGTTGGTATAACAGTAATACCAACATCCTGCATCATCTGACCGATGAGGCGGCTTCTATACACGTTCCATATCTTCATAGGCATTGGCATGTCCATGTACAGGCTGAAGTCTGGAGTAAATACACAGTCAAACTCTCTCAGCTTGTCCATATACTGCTGTGGGCTGTTCCAGATCCGTTCAAACTGGTAGTCATCAATGTAAAAATGCACCCCACATCTACGCTTCTTGGTGGATAGAACATAATTGAATGATATCAGTTCATCCGGCTCTGCGTTCTGTGCCTCTATAATCGGCATCTGGTAAAATCCCTCTGCACTTGCTCCGTCAAAATCATCAAGGTTATATTCCTCGTATGTTCGCTCTCGCTCATCGCCGTAGTATCCGTCATCCTCATCATCCTCAAGCAGATCTGGAACATCAAAACCAAAGTCAGCCATGTCAAAATCCTCTATGGCTGTAAGCTCCTGGTTGAGTAAATCCAAGTCAAAACCACTGTTCATGGTCAACTTGTTGTGTGCCAGGATATATGCTTTCTTCTGCTGCTCTGTGAGCTCTGTAAGCCTTATACAAGGCAATTCGGTATATCCAAGCTCCTTGGCTGCCATGAGCCTACCATGTCCCTCTATCAGGACGTTTCCCTCGTCTATTGCAAGCGGATCATTGAAGCCAAACTCACTGATAGACTGCTTTATCTGCTCAACCTGTTCCTGTGGATGTTTCTTTGCATTCTTGGCATATGGTATTAACTTATCAATATCAACATACTCTATCTGCATATCTGCCTCTTCCTAGCTTCGGTATAGGTTCGAAGCTATACTTTCTTTCTCACTCTCTTCGGAATTACAATCATGTAAAACGGCTTACATACACTCTTTGCTCCTCTATCAAACCCTTTTATAGCTGGCTGAAGTTTATATATCTTAGTGCATTTAACCATCACCCTTAACATGGCTATTGGTAAAGCCAGCCTGCCAAGTATCGGATGTATGTATTCAAAACTATATTCAGGTCTCACAACCTCGAATCTTTTAATCTTACTCATATCTCACACCTCAAACAAAATAGCCCAGTGGGGAGAGATCAGCGTTCACTTTTCACAAGGGGAGGTTTACAACCACTGGGCATAAGAAAAGGGACACAACCGAAATGGCAAACAGTCATGTCCCTTATGAATCAATATTTCATGGTCTATCTTACAGCACAACCATGTGTTTGCACAATGCTTTTAGTGTGCTATAAATGTGTCAGATTTTAGATAATCGCCCCATGTTCGCTGGAACTCCTGCAGAGCCCAGCCATGAGCATGTCTTACCCAGTCGTATGAATATTCCATCTCCTCTGCAATATCCTTTAATGACTTATAGTTTATGTACTTCTGATACAATATCTCCGTATACTTCGTATTACGCAACTGACACATCTGGTGAACTGCTTTATTCCGGAAATCTTCAAATGTTTTTCTGCATTCATTCATCTCAGTTTCAAGGTCAACATATCTGCCAACTGTACGACTCATAGTATCTGCCACGGCACTGGACTGTACCCTTTCCTTTGAATAGTCAAATCCCCCCGGATTCATTGCAAGTTCTTTCATCTTGAAATATTCATTGCTTAACCTGTCCATGTAATCCTCAAGCATTTTGACCTGATTTAGATACTCTTTCGCTTTCACCGCCTCACCTCCTACTTGTTCTCCCGGATGGTGAAATCCAAGCCTGTTTCTTCCTTTAGTGTCTGTATCAGATCATCCCAGATAATTTCTTCATCACACAGCGCATCAGTCTTTAAATTAAATCTTTCGCAGAATCTCTCAAGCCTCTTCTGTCCAAAATCAAATTCATCTCGAAGTACCATGCAACTCATTATCAAAATACAATCTATTGTATTCAGTTTGATTTTATACACAGCTTCGTCAAGCTGCTTCTGGTTGACCTCAAGCGGAACAAACATGGCTCCTCTGACCTTGAGTTCTTTCTCTGCTGCTTCCATGCCCTGTGTCTTGATGACATTCATCAGCCATGCAGCCCCCGCCATTCTTGCTTCGTGTAGCTTTCTATCTGATTTTGCCATCCTCTCACTCCTTCCGGGTAAATCTTTTCATCAAGTGATTATATGGATCTGCCTGTGTCTTAAACCCTATCTGTCTTTCTTCAAGCGGATCATTGAGCTGTGCCCCATCAAGGAAATCTCGTAGTTCTTCTAGACAGTCTGGGCATAGATCCTTTGTCTCTACTGGATCATCGAACACATCAACCATCCTTGCCCTTATCGGCGCTCCGTGTTCAAACGGCAGGTCATAGAACCCGCCGCATCTATCGCATTTGCCTGCATATGCCATTATGTATCACCTCTCCTTTATCAATTCTGGATCATCAAAAATGTTGCCGATAACTTCAACTCGATTTCCGTTTTGAACATATTTCCATAAATCATCATTCAAAGACCCACTTCCACTCTTTCCCATTTCGATAGCAAAAGTTGTCCTAAAATCTTTATAAAATACTTTTCCAAGTCTTTTCTTTGTATCTTTGTCCGGGAATGGACAATCATCATTATCTCGTTGGAACAAAATAATGTCACCTTCCCATATCAGCTTGCCGTTCTTATCCCTTAAGCCGGTACATTGACAGATTGTATCTGGTCGCACTTCAAAAATTCCATTTTCCTCTGTAAAATCCTCAAAGCAATCATATTCTGCTTTATCTGGGCATAAAATGTATGGAATGCTTTGACCTAATCTAAAGAACACATTTGTAATTAGATTGCCAATTACCCATTCTCCATTGTCAACTCTCTTTGCTTTAAATAAATATCTGTCACTCATCTGCACCACCACCTTTCACAATCTCGATTGCATGCTCATAACTTCTTGCTTTCTCTTTTCCTAAATTACTGTCGTATGCATTCTCCCAAAACTTTCGCTCATTTTCTAACTGCTCCACAACCTTGTCCACATCGTAGACTGTTGGATGCTCCTCAATAAGTTTTTTTGCCTCAATTCTCATTGATTTCTCTGACTTACGTTTCTCTAGTCCTTGTTTCTCAAGTGCCTTTATCGCCATATCAAATGCCTTTCCGGTATCATTCACATAGGCATAATGTGAATATCTATAATCTGTTGTTTCCTTTAATTTGGCTATTGCTTCTCTCTCTTCCATATTCCCACACTCCTATCTTCTCAGCCTTGCCACAGCCGTGTTCCATTCGTTTATAAAGTTCAATACCCAGGTAGCTGGGTATGTGCTTACAGCATACTGTTTTGAGATTGCCACGGCTCTTGCCCAGTTCGGATCCTGTTTGATCTCATTTGGAATCTGTGCCATCCTTACACCTCCACTTCATCATTTGCCGGAAACCGGAACACCTTCGGTGGTGTGAAACAGAATACCTGTTGATATCCACTACCCTGTAGGATTCCAGGGCCACCATTACACGATATGTAACTTCCGTACATCTTCGTCATATCTTCCAGTACCTTTTCTGCCTTTTCCATAGAACTATATTCAGCCATAATTGTGGATTTTTCTGAATTGTTATCACAACTGTATATTATTCTTGTTCCTTCACTCTTATAATGCATAGTGATAGTTCCGTTTTCATACTCAACATCTACATATCCCCAGCCTTTCTGACTAATTAACCTCATCACTCCTCAACCTTCCTTTCCGCCTCAAGCCATCTGCGGGTACACTCACAACAATGCCCTGTGCATTTATTGCCATCAAACCCTATCTCATTCGGACACATGATTATCTGCGCAAGACCCGCATCCCTGAGCGCCCGGATGTAATCGCCGTTGGTCATCGGCTCATAGTTATCCGTCGCATTCTTGGTGCAGTGTGCGCATGGATCCTGCGACTCATCTCTGTCATGATACTTGCATCTCTTACAAGTCAGTTCTCTCTCTGGTACTATTTCCATCGTATCTCTCCCTTCCTGATCAGCTCTCTTATGTCTATGTTGCTAAAGCTCTCATGATAGCCCTTTTCACTCTGCATCAGTACATGGTGCTCATATACCTTGATGATTGTCCAGCACTTCCAAACTCTCACCGGGACATTCTCCTCTTTTCCGTTCTTTGTGAGGATCTTCACCACCCGCCCCGGTCGGCAGATGGTGTTGAATATTGCATCTATCTCAAATTCTGTCATGTAGTCTCTCCTTTCAGATAGCAAGGAACTTATTCACAAAATACTGCTGTCCCTTGCCTGTAACCTTTGGTGTCCTGGTGATTCTGACTGAGCCGTCTGGATTGCTTATAGTGCTTTCCTTCACCTCAAACAGCTTCATCTCCATGCTCCTCTGAGTTGGCATATTTCGATCTGAGCCCTCTCTTTTGATGAGGTAGCCATTATCACGCAACCACTTAAACAAGCGCTTCTGACCGATGCTGACGCCATTCTGGCTTATCAGCTTTGCAAGGTCACCGATCAAAATTGATGTGTGACTTGCTGCAACCGCATCGGCGAATATTGCCTTTGGCTTCATGGTCTCTATCTGCTTGTCCCTCTCAAGTAGCTTGTTCCGAGCCACCTGTAAGGCTCTGGCCATCAGTTCATCATCCGTCATGGTTTCCTGTCCGGCTATGTAACCGCCGTTCTTACGGATTGATGGCAACACCTCAGATGTTACCCAACGTTTGAACCGCTTTGCGTTTGGTAGCTTGCTTGAAAGTATGAGGCTGTAAAGCCCTGATTCATTGACGGCAGGTGTATTCTGCATTCTACCGATGGAGTCCTGAATTGGGACTGCATCTAGATCTTCCTCATCCACATGATCCAGAATGGCTTTCGTTGGCCTTTCATATCCCAGTATCTTAGTCACATCCTTGCCGACAAACCAAGGCTCACCATCTTTTACCACTGTTCTGATCTCTCCAAATTCTTTATTCTCAAATATCTTCAAATCGTTCATGTAATCAATCTCCTTTTCTTCTTGTTTTTTGAATCGGAGCACCATATAATTAACTTACAAGGTACTCCTTGCAATAAGACAATTTCCTTGCTGGCTAGGCGAATTGGGATTGTCTTATTTTTTTGTCTCTTTCATCTGATGTAAAATCAATCAATAGTTCAACAAAGTCCTTGCTCAGACTTTTGTTGCCTCTTAAGTTGACTATTGCCTCCTGAAAGGTTTCATCTGGCAATTCAACCATCAGCTCAATAATTTCCATAAGTTCAACCATATGTACACCTCCTACTCTTTACGCCCATTTCGGGCGTATTTCTTTCACGAAGTATAGCGTACAATATGGGCGTAGTCAAGTATAATTTAAGTGGAGGTTATATGTATGTTTGGTAAAAGACTCCGTCAAATACGTATGGAAAATGGCTTTACTCAGCAAAAAACTGCTGATTTACTTGGTATAACCTTGCGTTCATACCAAAAATATGAACAAGGTGAGCGTTCTCCATCTCTGGATTGTTTAGTCAAGATAGCGGACATCTTCAATGTATCTCTTGACTATCTGCTGTGCAGAGATGCATTTATTCAATCTCACGCAAGATCCTCTGATGAATAGAAAATAAATCCTCTAGGTTATCCCATATTTCAAAATCACCGGTTCGGTCTCCAGATTCTATCTTTTGATAATATCTGAGACCGATACCCAAATAATCGGCAACTCCCTGTTGTGTCATTCCTTTTGTCTTTCTGGCATTCTTCAAATTATTTCTCATAGTAATCACCTCAGTTCTCTTACTGCTCCGTTATTTACAACCGTACTTGATGTACACTTGTAAAATCCCTGTTGATGCTCCACCACCTCCGGCAAAGTTATCAACAATAAGTTCTCCGTTTATCATGGCAGCACCTCCGGGTAATCATATATGCTCATCTGTACCGCCGGTACATCTTCCCACGGCACTCCGATATAGTCCAGGACTCTTCCCCAGCCGAACTTTTCTCCTGTCTCTGGATCCGTGCAGCATCTATACATGTAAAACTCCCATTCTTTGGGATTCCGCTCTCTGAGCCTGTCAAACCTGTGTGGTCGTTCTTCCATGTGGATTCCGAAACCGCACATACTGCAGCCTGTCCTCTGTGCTCCTGTCGTTCTGAGATTTCCGTGTCCGTCATCCTCTATCCGTCCATATATAGCTGGTATGATTGTCTCAACCGGTTCATAAGGTATTGTGTTACCAGCCTTATCCTTACTGTATGGCTGCTCATAATAAAGCTTTGCAAACACATCTGTATGTGCGTGATACCAAGTGTCCATCTCCTGAGCAAGTCTCAATATGTCATTTCTGAGGTATGGTGCAAATGGCGCTGATCTCATTACTGTCTTGCCATAGTAATTGCATCCATGGTCTGTGAGAGCTTCTTCTCTCTGTCCACCCTCAGATGCCATCATGCCAAGGAACGGATAGCTTGAATGAGCCTTAGCCCAGTCATCGCATGGCTTCTCTTTCAGCCAATAGCAACAATCATTTGACACCTTGAAATTTGGCTTGTAATACATAACACCTTCATTCTCGTTCTCATATCCTCCGAACAGGTTAAGCCACTTCTGTGGCAACTTCATGCGGCTGTTCTTCTGGAAGTGTCCAAGCTCTCCACATTCGCCTGTGATTATTGCATGTCGAACTGTCTTATTGTTTTCAGTCGGATTCTGAAGCAGCGCTATCTTTCCCGCTATTCTCTTGCTGATAACCGGGAACCCAACTTCATTGAGTACCTCAACTTTTGTCTTGAGTGGGTTCAGGATTGTCACTCCAAGAGCTTTATGTACTCGCTGTATACTCTTATCTTCCAGAGATGACACTGATACCGCTGGAACATTAATCCCTATCGACTTCAGGAATACGTGTAATGTAATACTGTCAAGACCGCCAACACTCACATGAGCCGTTTTGTCTCGTATCCGCATCTGCTCCATGAACTCTTCAGCTCTAAGCCTGGAACGCCGCACCTTAACTTCATACGGCTGGCTCTGGAGCATTATCATTTTCTCCCTGGCTTCTTTCTTGCGCTTCTTGTATTCCTCTAAGCCCTCGTCCGGGCTGTCAAGTTCGCCGTCCTCTCCAAAAATTCTCGTTATTAAGTCTTCGTTCATTCACTTCTCAGGAACCCGCTATAGCATTACCCCGGCCGGAGGTTCGGCTCCTTTCGTGTGTTATTTATTATTCAGCTCATCAGCCAGCATCTTCTCAAGCTGTCCAAGCTGCTCAGAATGATCTGTCTGTTTGAAGTTTGCAAATCCATTTGGATTCACGTTCCGTGGCTGCCCTCGGCTCTTGCCGTCATCCTCAAGCGGATATACTGATTTCCAGCCACGCATAATAGACTGATTGATTATTTTTATCTGCTCATTCTTATCGTGTGATAGACTGTTGAGCCTGTTTATAGTCAATGTGATTGCTCTATCGGTCATGGGACTCTTGATACCCTTACGAAACTTTATGTATTCATGAATAGCCTCGTCCAGCTCTGGATCATCGCTATACTTGACCGGTTCAGACTTCTTACGTGGCTTCTCTACCTCCGCATGTGCGCATGCACGTGCCTTAGTAGGAGTATGTATATACTCCTCATTATCACTATCATTATCATATTCATTATCATTATCGGCTTTTCTGGGTTCGGTTTGGTTTTCCTCGGTTTCAGAAATAACCGTTCGGTTTTCAGTAAAACCATTCGGTTTATTTGGGTTTTCCTCGGTTTCAGAATTATCCGTTTCCTTTGTAGGTCTGCCGCCCTTCTTGCCATTTGATCTGTTGCGCTCACATTTTTCCTCATACTTGGAGTTGTCCTTGTCCATGCGTGCCTTGATAAAAGAAAAACACATGGCAAGTGCACTACCTTTTGGAAGATCCGGAACTTCGCCTGTCTCCTGGTAGTCCATCAGAGCAAACATTAACTCGCCGACCTGCTCCGGTGGCAGCATCGACAAATGCTCTCTATATTCGGTATAAAAGACAAAGCTCCCTTTATTTCCCATGTGGCTCACACCTCCTTGATCCTTATTCCATACTTATAAAGCATCAACTTGCGCTTTATGATGTATTCCTTTGTTCTCATGCCCTTTGTATCTTCCACAACCATGCTGTTGTTTTCCAGTTCCCAGTACACAAAGTCGGCCTTATATGAACACTTCTGTTCTATAACCTTTCCTGGCTTGAATTTGCCTTTATTAGGTCCCTTTGTGTATATCTGGTCTGTCTTTTCTCTCTGAGCTGGTATCAGTTCAAATTCACGCTGGAGCTGTAAACCGGTTATCTTGCCAGCTTTCTCCAGAAGCTTCAGCTCTGTATATCTCTGAGCCTCTTTCTTGCTGTCAAATGTGATGCCGTCCAAGGCAACCTTCCTGTTGCCGTACTTGGCTCGTGATCTGTTCCAAGCCATTGTTACTCCTTTCCCCCTGTCGCCCTAAAATAAGAGCAACAGGGATATATGCTAAGACATTACGCTGCGTGTTGTGATGTATTATGTAATGTCAATGTAACCTACTTGAAACTTCCGAACAGTGCCGCCTCGGCAGCGTTCATCTCTGGCTGTGGATTTTCTGCCGGTGTCGGCTGTGGATTCTGAACACTGTTCTGTGTATTCTGAGCATTGTTCTGAGTATCCTGTGGCTCTGCCTGTGGAGTCTGTGCTTCTGGTTCATTCATCTCTGTTGCTGTGGCTTCCACATACTCATCATTGTCATTCTCAACGTATGTAGGATGTCCCTCAGCGTCCAAGGTTGCCATGTCACCCTCAAATGCTTTCTGGAGATCTATGCTCATTACTCCCCACTTACTGATTAGCTGACGGAGCATTGTCTTGTAAGCCATTCCATCAAAATTCTTGTACCAGAATGATGAATACATCCATGAATCTCTCGGATCATAATTGCCAGCCTCATAGTCAGCATATGATACTCTCTGCTTCTCTCCGTACTTTGTCTTGACCTTTCCAGCGTCCTTGTAGAATGCCGGTGCATACTTGTCCGCATGAGCAAGCATCTGAGCCTTACTCCAATACATTGTCTTTCTGAATCCGTTCACAAGCTCAAACATTGCATAGTAGCCGATTGTCTCAGCCTCTTCACGCTTGTCCCAATCATCAACCATGAGATTAACCTTGATGTCCTCGTTGAGTGGGTCGAAGTATTCCAACTCCCCTTCCTTGATTGCGACAACATTCAGTCTCTTATACTGACCAGAACGGATAGCCAGCTGAATATATCCCTTATATCCCATCTGGAACTGAGCTTCCTTGACACCAGCCTTTGTATTGTTGAATGGGACCATGTAATAATGTCCGAGCTGTGGAGATGGTGAAAGCTGTAAGCTCTCACCAAGAAGTGCAGCTGAAAGAATCGACTGATTCGTACACTCCTGAAGTGTAGGGTTGGTGTTGTATGCTGATACAATAGCAGATATGAACCTCTGTCCATTCTTACCACCAACTACCTTGTTGATCTGATTCTTGATTGCATCTTTTGTAAGATACTCTGTAATTCCCAGATTCTGCTGTGCTTTACTTTTTGCTACCAAACTGTTATTTACTGCCATTATTTTCTACCTCCGCTATTATACTCATTAACTCTGTCCCCAGGTCTAACATATCAATACTGCTGCTATTTAACTTTGCGATCTCTACAGTCTTGTCTATAATCTGCTTTGCCGCATCTGTTCCAAAGTCTTCTTCCACGATGGCTCGTACGCCTCTTATAGCTGCCATCATTTCGACGATCAGCATGATTGTTGACCCATCCAAGTGCACCGAACCTTTATTTAATACGATCATCTTGTATACCTCCTAATGCATAATCATATCTTCTAACATCTTGTGCAGTACCTCTTTCAGAGCCTGTGGCATTTCCCTTATGTTGTCCTTGTTTATATTGGCTTTTGGCAATATCTTAAATAAAACATCATCTATGAGGTCACTCATAATCTCGTTAATGTCTCCCTCAGCTTTGGACGCTTCCATGGCTCTGCTTATCATTTCTTCTGTAGCAACCTCTCCATATCTTTTAGCAAGCGACTCTCTTAAACTCTTCATTGCAAGTGCTAATTCTGATATAAGCACAGGTGTTGTTCCTCTCATTGATACTGATCCCATTTCTGACTTAATCATCTTGTTACCTCCTACTTAATCGCTCTAAATGTTATATTTCTGCTCTGGAAGAACTCTCTCAAGGCTGCTGCATCATCCGTTGTAAGTTCAACCTCAAACTTGACTACCATCTTCTGTGGTTCCGGCTGTGATTCCTCTACTGGTGCTGGCTGTGCATCCTCAGGTGGTGTCATAGCCTTTGCCATTGCGGCTCTCTGCTCCTCGGCAACCTTTTCCTGTGCCTTGCGCTCTTCCTCAGCCTTTCGTCTTGCCTCTTCTGCTGCTTTTCGTGACTCTTCCTCAGCCTTTCTCCTTGCCTCAGCTTCTGCCTTTGCCTTGGCAATCTCTGACATCCTCTTAGCCTCTGAGATGGCCTTGTTGATGTCTAATGTCTCCTTGAATACCTCTGTAGCCTCAAATCCAAACTCCGGGAGCTGGCTGAGTGTAAGCACTCCGTTGCCGATCTCATACATCTTTGACCTCATCTGATCTTCGATACTCTTCATTGATACCGAAGCATTCAACCACTTAGGATCCTGTATCTTCTCAAGCGTTACGAAGTTCTGGAAGCCGATAGTCGCAAACAACTCTTCAATGGCTTTCTGCTTCTCGATCTTGCGTTTCTCGTCAAATGCCTTGACCTGTTCATCTATCACCGCTATAGGCTTGTCTATAATGCCTATAATCTCGTTGATCTGAGCCTTAAACACATTAAACGGCTGCATGTATTCTTTCTCTCTTCTGATGCGCTCATCATTGAGGGCTCTCTTCAGCTTGTTCAGATTGGCCTTGTCTGCCTTTGCGTCCTTGATCTGGTCATCTGTGTAGACAAGCGTCTCATAAAATGAGACCTTAGATGTAAGCTCAGCCTTGAGCTCCTCATAGTTAAAATCAATCTTCTCTGGTATCGCTACCTCATTAACTCTTAATTCCATTTTTAACCTCCTAATTCAGCACCAGCTCCATCTGGTGACTCTCCTTGTTCTCTCGCACCATTGCCATAATGCGTGCTGTCTGTCGCTGTCTCTCTTCCTCGCAGTCACAGTGTTCGCCCGGGTCTAAGTAAGCGCCACACTGTGGACATTCGTTGTAATACATTGCCATTTCCTTTCATATCTCCGGGAGTATCAGCGGCGGCTCTTTCTTCACCTGTACGCTCTCCCAGAACTCTCTCTCAGCATCAATAAGATACTGGATGTCATCCTCTACCTCCGACCGCTCTATCGGATAGTGTTTGGTCTGCAAATATACCTCTCCATCAATTTCAAACTTGAGCTGTGCCTTGAGTACCGCATATTCAAACTCTGTCACCATCAAGTAATGAAGCACCTGTATGTAATAGTTATCTGGCACTCTGTTATCCCATTTTTTCTTCTGACTTGACTGCAGGATCTCTGTGGTCTTGATCTCAAGCACACCATTGCGTCCATCCCGGTCCATAAGCCATCCGTCAAGGCTTGCATGCGCCCATGGGTACTTATCATTCGTGAACATGTTGTTTTCCACATATCCAACTTGATACTGTGGATAATCCAACTTGAATAACTCCCTCAGATGCTTTTCTGCCTCTGTTCCATACTTGACATAAGGCTTATCTGATATGTCCTCCGGCTCTATGCCGTATGCTTTCTCTTTAAACAGTTCCACGTTTGTCTTGTATGGGCTCATCCCAAAGATCGCCGAGGCATCCGACCCGCCTATCTTGGTTCTTGCCTTAAGCCACTCTTCATGACTTCCGAGCACCTTCATTTCAACCATTCAGCCTATCCTCCATGGCTTCCCTTGCATCGTCTATGTCCTTCATGGCAAGGACGATGTAGTACAAACCGATCTCTATCGCCATAGTGCCAATTATGTACAAGATGAGCATTCCTGTTGATATGGTCATAAACCACCTAAAGTCTGTCGCCATTTTATATATGAGTCTTACAAGTACCGCAGCCATGGCAACTAGGCATGATGCACTTATAACCTTTGTGTCCATGTTTCTCCTCTTCATTTGCTTTCTTCTCCCTTTTCTGCTATGATTTTCTTGAGTATTTTTCTATGCACCGGCGGAACTGCTATTCCAAAGGTGCTTTTTTATTGTCAGGGATCTAATTCATCCCAGTTTATGACGGCTTCTTTTGCTACCTTATTTATGTCGAACGGCGGCACTCGTCTGCCAGCGTCAAGCTGTTTCTTGTACTTCAGATAATCCACCAAGGCAAGCACATTGACCCTTGTTACTCCGGCACCATCCAGTATGGTGTATGGTCCATATCTGCCAGACTGGACATATCTGTCAAGATCTGCTATACGTCTGGTTGCTGTAGATAATGACATCTCAAATATCTTCATCATTTTCGCCTTGCTTATGTACGGCAACCGGCCAATCTCCCTGACACCTATTACCTGTATGTCTTTGACCGCTCTGCTCATCACTCTCACTCTCCTTTCTCTATGACCAGCCTCAGCCCAACCGCTTTTAGTAAGCTGTCGGCATTGGTCAATGTCATTCCTCTTTTATCTGATTCCCACATATACAAGCTCCTGTCGGTAAATCCTGCCTTTTCAGCCAATTTACGCTTTGACATGCCCTGTCTGATTCTTTCTCTCTCAACGGCCTGTAATATTTCACTTTTATCCACTTGACTACCTCCTTGTATTTAGATACAGTATATATACTGGTATGAACATATGTTTATAACCAAATACATAGAAAGGAGCGCAACTATGGAAACTTTCAAGACATTTCCTGCTACTAAGGCTGATGCACTGACACTGCTTTACCTTCAGAACCAGGACTTATCAGACAAGACCATTGAAGAGATCGTAGCTTTGTATGACAACATATCTAAAAGAGCTATTAAAGCTTGTAATGTAAACGTAAAGCTTAGATAATCTCTTACTTAGTCTTTTTTGACTTACCAAGCCGGGCTCTTGTTTTCATCATGGAGTCAAGAGTCCGTGCCATGGAATCCTTGTAGTCACACATATAGTTATCGTCTCTAACCTTCTTGCACAGGTACTTTATTGTCTTGTCCACTTCTTTCTTAAGTTTCTTTGCCTTCATCGTTCCCATCTCCTTTCCTTCTTGATTTCCAAATGTCGAAAATCAACCTTCCGACAAATGTTCCAATGGCTATGCCAATGATCGTGGTCAACATCTTTTCTTTGGTTCCTCTCCATACTCTTTCTGAATTACGACAACAGGATTCGGCTTTGGCTCCAGTAGCTTTCTGATTGTCTGGAGCTCTTTTCTTATCTGTACAAGCTCTGTGTATATCTTCTTGAGCATTTCTTCCCTCCTTTCTCCTTGTCGTCTCCATCATTTCACCCTATAATTTCCGTAGGTGCTTTTAGCATCAATCCATACGAAAGAAGGTGAAACTATGCGAATTTATGCTTGCTTACTTGGCGAATGGGTAGATATAACCGAAACTGCTACCGTTGCAGATTGTCAGGATCCTGTTACATATTTCAAAGAGAACTTGAAATATGAAAATGGTTCACGATATGCAAAATGCTTTGAGTACGATTACATTCATATCCAGTACCAGGGCAAAGACTATCGAATAAATCCAGCATTTATTCAGATTGTCAAGGAATAAAATTCTGTTTAAGCAGGAGGTCAAGTTCCTTTGGTGGCTCAAAGGTTAACTTGGCTTCTTGTGTCTCAAAACCAGTCACAACGATATGGTTGATTCTGCTCCACTCTGCATGTGTCATACCTTCCGCAAGAGCGATTATCTGCTCTGCTTTTTCTTTGGTTATCAACTATGTCTCTCCTTTCTCTTATTGGTTAAGCTCCGTTTAACTTCCTAAGCAAAAAAATACGCTGGATAGTCCTTTAAATCAATGTCAAGTAGTTCAGCCCACTTGTTCATCTCTTCCTGAGTAAATCCAGTTCTACAGTTCAACTTCTTTGATACAGAATTACTTGATAATCCCAATGCCTTGGCAAAATTACCCTGCGTTCCGTACTTCTCTATTATTCTTCCTCTCAGCTTGTCATACTGATATGGCATTGTCGTACCTCCTTCCATTCGCATTTGTTAAACCTCGTTTAACTTTAATGCTAGTTTAACCCTGTTTAACTCAGTTGTCAACCCTAAAGTTTAAAGTTTTTTAACTTTTTGTTTGATTTTAGTTAAACGTTGTTGTATAATCCAAATATAAAATATGCATATATAGATAGAGGAGGTTTAGTATATGAAATGGCCAACAACTGCTAACCGATTAAAACAAGCTATGAATAATATAAATATGAGTGCACAAGAACTTGCGGATAGAAGTGGAGTTAGCAAAGCCTCCATAAGCCAATATGTTAATGGTAGTCATAAACCATCTAACATATCAGCACCGAAACTTGCAAAAGTTTTAAAAGTAAATGCTATGTGGTTGATGGGATTCGACATGGATGAAGAACCAGCCAAGCCTACATATTACTTTGACGATGAAACAGCTCAGAAGGCACAAGAGATATTCGAGAACAAGCAGCTCTCTCTTCTCTTCGATGCCGCAAGGGATGCAGAGCCAGAGGACTTGGAGACAGTTCACACAATGCTCATGGCTCTCAAGAATAAAGAGAAACGATAATGCACATAAAACATCCCACTGATTTTGTTATTGTTTTTCTGATTACATTTGAAAGGGATGATTTCTTTGGAATATATAAACGTACAGATGATGGATTTAAAATCTACCAAGATTAAAGAAACCGTGACCAGTAACGAAGATGGCTCTTACACTATCTTCCTCAACTCACGATTCACTCAGGAACAGCTAAATGACGCTTATATCCACGCTATCGGACACATAGACAGGGACGACTTCAACAAAGGCTCTGCCGATGTTATTGAGGCTTATGCGCATGGGCTAACTGAATTGTAAATTGGTAAAAACGCATTATCAAGGCTGTGAAAACAAGCCTCAAATTTTAAACATTTTGTTCATTATATACAAAAAAATGTTTAATTTTCTGAACTTTTAGTATTGACACCTAGCCGAAAAGCATATAATATTACAGTAAACACAAATTATTGTTAATAATGCTCTAGGTTGTACGTCTCTCAGTATATGGGAATGACCGAACCCTAGGGCTTTTTTTATAGGAGGATTACATATGAAAACTGCTGTTATGGTAGATGAAGGTTTTTATCGTAGAAGGGCACAAACCTACTTAGGCGATAAAACAGCACAGGAACGAGCTATTGAACTTGCAAATTATTGCAAACGACATCTCAACTCACATGGTGAAAACAGTGATCTCTACAGAATATTTTATTATGATTGTGCCCCTTCAAGTAAGCGAGTTTACCATCCTTTTCTTCACACACAAATTGATTTAGGAAAAACAGACTTATATGAATGGACAACCCAATTTTTAAATGAGCTAAAGAAAAAGAGAAAATTTGCTATCAGATTAGGTAAGTTAGCCGATGAACAAGCTCATTACACTATTCGTCCTGAAATAGTAAAAAAGCTATGCAACGGATCTATTGAATTTTCAGACTTAAAAGAAAATGACTTTTGTCTATCTGTTGACCAAAAGGGAGTTGATATGAAAATAGGTCTTGATATTGCATCAATGGCATATAAAAAACAGGTAGATCAAATAATTTTAATTTCTGGTGATAGCGATTTTGTATCTGCAGCAAAACTGGCAAGACGAGAAGGTATTGATTTTATATTAGATCCTTTAGGAGCTCCTATAAAGCCAGATTTATTTGAACATATCGATGGATTGAGAACATGCGACAAAAAATACACTACTTCTCCTTCTGCTATTGCTGCAAACCCCAAATTAAGAAATAAATAGTTTTACAATTGAATGCGAGAAAAATTTAGAGTATAATAACTACATTAAGTAGCCTATAGGGCACAAATATTATGTTATTGTATTTCAAACTTGACCTCGCAGAAATGCGGGGTCTTTTACGTTATGTGGTTATTTCCATTTTGGAAACAACCACTTGGGTATTGCATTTTTTGCAACAACCAACCAATTCAATATTGACTTTGGAAGATACATCGTGATATGTTCGTTGTGAACGTACTCCGGTGTCCTTCGGGCCCGGGGTCTTTTACGTTGTATGAACCTTTTCCAATTTGAAAATAGTTCAAAATAAAAAAAGTCCAGAGCGTTGTCACATCCCTTATAGCGGGAGGACGTTGCTAAGGACTTGTTATTAAATCCCCCAGGTGGTGGAACACCTGAGGGAAGTTACCCACAAACCGAAGGCTTATAGGTACTCACAATTAACAAACTACATTATACCATAAGCCTTCCACTTTTGATAGGCTTATTTTTTATGCCTATTTTTAGATAGGATGGTGATTTTATGTGGTCAGAAATACAAAAAAATGGAACAGTCAAGTATTGTGAGAGGTACACAGATCCGCTCACAGAGAAGGTGAAGAAGGTCACTGTGACGATGCCTAAGGCATCACCTCAGAACAGAAACAAGGCGGCAAGGATCCTTGCCGGGAAGATTGAGAAAGCCGAGACTTCCTCTCCTGTCCGATCTGATACAACGCTAGGGGAGCTGGCTGATGCTTATATAGCATCATTGCGGCAGTGCAAGAGGAAAGAAAGTACAATTGTAACTGAGAAATCATATATATATCGTTGTGTAAGCACAATCGGTAATGATGTACTCGTTGACAAACTTTCTCCCCGCTATATATATGATCAACTTCTTGCTACCGGTAAAAAAATCAGCACAATAAACGGATATATAAAATATCTGAAATTCGCTCTAAAATGGGGGGTGAAAAACGACTATCACTCAAATCATGATATACTATTAAAACTCGACTATATCAGCGAAGAGAGCTCCGACGAAATACCAGAGGTATATGACATCAGCAATGAATATCTTGAACATGATGAGATAACAAAATTACTTAATTACTTTATAGACAATAACCACTGGCAGGACTACTATATATCCTATTTTCTGATTCTTACAGGCATGAGGATTGGGGAGCTTGTGGCACTTGAAGATTCAGATGTGGATATTACATCCAAAACTATTCGTGTTACCAAAACTTACTACCCTGCAACCAAATACGCAACGTCAGCCAAAACAAGTGATTCAATCAGAAATCTTCATATACAACCTGAGCTTCTCTTACTTATAAAAAAACTCAGACTTTGGCGAAAAGAAACAATGTTTGAAAATGGAATTAAAAGCACACTTTTTATGCCGCACTTGAAGACAGGCGGCTATTTATCCTATGGAACCTATAACCTACACTTGAAGACAGCCGCCTCTGAAGTTCTTGGCAGAGAGATAACTCCGCACAAGCTGCGGCACACACACGCATCGATTCTGGCAGAAACTATGTCAGCAGAACAGATATCTCGCCGTCTAGGCCACCATGACGACAAAATAACAAAAGCTATTTACATTCATATCACTAAAAAAATGAAGCAAAAAGATAATGCGGCTGTCGACACAATATCAATTATCAACTAAAAAAAATGACCACTCAGTTTTCACACTGAATGGTCATCTTTTATTTTTTTGCCCCTAAATTGCCCCTAAAGGCTCTCTCACAATTGTCGTACACAGCATAAACCCTTGATTCTTCTAGCTATTCATACATTATAAAATTATACATATTGTACAATTTTGTATCCATAAATATCCTACCACTTATCGCGTTAAAGTGCTACATTTTTATCCATACAAAAACAAAGGAGATCATTATGACAGACTTAAACAATGCCGAAACACAAACCGATGCCCCCTGTTCCGCCATCAATTATTGTAACCTCAACGGATACGAACTCACCGCAGAAGAGAAGATAATCTTTCTTAGTTCCTATGTATCCCGCATTGACAACGAGACAGTGTATCAGCCCGCAACCAGGGAATTTGTCCAGAATTTCAATGTAGATGCAGCCATCAGCATAATAAACAATTATGCCACAGCAGACTCATTTTTCAGAAGAATGACAGGTTCATTTCCGTATATCAAAAACTCGCAGCGTTTTTCATCCCCGGATATATATTTTCTTCTATTGGAGTTAAAACTGTACATCAACGAGAGACGGCGCGTAATAGCAAAAAATAATTCAGCGGACACGCTCTCTATCATTGAACAATACAAAAACCGTTACTCGTTCAACCAGTCAGCCACCCAGAAAATGGAAGCCCTGCACAGCATAAAAGGTTTCGCACATCCATCTTTCTTTGTGCCGGAAACTGTACTGTACATAAACGAAAACTCTATCCTGTACGTACACTCAGCTTTGCGCTATATCGATATGCTTCTCGAATACATGCAGCGGAATGACAATTCTATAGATTATGAAATTTATTCTTTTTTTCAGAACTTCAAATCCATGTTATTCAACAACGAGCACGACACAACGCCAACATATATAATCGACCAGTCAAGAGATTATATCTATAGCATTCTCGGAAATAGCAAAAGAAAATCTAAGATGACTGACATATGCAAATACGCAGCCTTCGTGGAAAGTCTCACAGAACTCGGTAACGCCATAAGCGCATCCAATATGAAACTCTAA